TCATCGTCCCCGCCTTTCAATAACCTGCACAGCAGCCGCTTGTTGATGTGGGCTGTGGTGCCAGTAGTGTTCGCGAATCGTAGCGGGTGACGTGTCGAAGTATTCCGCCGCGTCCTCGATCCCAAGGCCGTTCATGACCGCGTGAGTGATCGCTGTATGTTTCAAGACGTGCGGCGTCACATCGTCCAATCCGGCCCGTTCTGCCGCGCGGGCGATCCCCTTCTTGATGTTGGCAACCGTCTTGCCACGGAACATGACGACATGCGTCTGGCGCGCCGCAGAGCGACGTGGCATTGCATCGAGCTCCGCCCGCCACCTGGCAACATGGTTGCGCAACTGCCTGGGCATCGTAATCCGCCCCCGGCGCTTATTCGTTTCCCGTTGGCCGTCCTCGCGAAAGCGGATCACCCCGGCGTTCAAGTCAACCCGCGCCCAGGTCAGTTCAAGGATCGCACTTGCGCGCCGCCCACTGTAGAACGACAGCAGAATGAACCTGCGCACATGAGGCGCTGCCGCGCGCAAGAGCATTGCCAGCTCGTCGCGGGTCAACCACCTGTCGCGGATCGCTCCGGCCTCTGGCAACTTCACTTTGATCGGATGCACCAAGACGCCCTCGCGATGGGCATAGTTAATCGCAGCTTGCAGAACGCCCAGCTCGCGCCGAACCGTACCTGGCGCGCGATCTCGATGGGTCAGATACCGGCGGCAGGTCGATTCCTTGACCGCATCACAGGTCAGATCAGCCCAGAACGGCGCAAGAGCGCTGATGGAATAGGCCAGGGTCGCAGGTGCATCCATGCTCGGGCCGTAATCATCAGCATATTTTGCGAGAACCTCACCCACGGTCAGGTCCGCCGGATTTGCTGGACCGGTCCGTTCGGGCACGGCCTTTGCCTTGAGGTATTCGGCAAGCGCGTCCTCAGCCTTTCCAGACTCCCTTGCACCAAATCCTGTCCGCTTTTGGGTGTTTCCGTCGCGGATAACCCATTGCTGTTCGTCTTTGCGCCAGTACAGGCGCGCGGGTTTTCTTGGCCTCGGCATGTGATCCAGTCCTGCACCCATTCCCAAGTCGTGAGGTACGACCGGGTATTGAATTTGTCGGCCCGAAGATCCCCACTGCGTACAGCCTTGCGCAGCGCTTCCACCGAGATCGTCTGGTGAAGTTGCTCGGCAGCTTCTTTGAGGGTTATCAGACGCGACATGCTTCTGCCTCGATCTATTGCGCCGCTGGATCGGCCAGCTCACGCGGATAATTTTCGTAGACCGCATTCAGGACTTCGGAAGGATTGTCCCCAATGCGGTTACATACATCCCTGAACACCTTGGACACGTTCAGCAAGGTTACGGCATCGGCGCTGCCGCGCAGCGCCGGATGCAGCATCAAGCGATCAGCAGTCAGAACATCTGACGTCAAGGCATCGCCGCCCGTGATTGCCAGGAAGCTCACGCCCTCGCACTCGGGAAACGGAAACCCCGCCTCCCGCAGAACAAGTCCACGCTCCCGCGTTGTGGTATAGGCCACCTTCGCGGCCACCGAGAACGCATCCGCGACTGAAAAACCCTGAAGGGTAAGCGCATGAGCAACGGCAAATTCCATGATGTTCCGAAAATTGAAAAGGCGGTGCGATCCTTGGCTGCCCCCACCATCAATGCCGGTGCCCAAAGGTAGCTTTCGCTTCAGCCATATTTGCAACTGGTTAGGTGTGACGCCCGCGTTGTGCGCCGCCGCACTGGCCTTCCAAGTGTGATCTAGCAGCATGTCGCCCTCAATCAAAAAATTCCTTGACCATTTGTCATCCGGAACGGCCTAAAGGTCAAGATATTTTTTTCAGGCACCCTCACGCTTCACTCGCCCCGGATTTCCCAGAATGTCGGCGATCCTGTCGAGTTGCTCGGTCGCGCGCATCATCGACTGAACTGCCTTATCCGCCAAATAGATCGCCGCATCGCGTTCCGGGCCTTCATCGTCAGTGTCGCTGTGCCTGATCATCGCTTCAAGCGCGCAGGACAAGTGGCGCGCCATCTCGAAACCCTCGGGATAGTAGCCGTGCCCGCCTTCCATGAGGCGCATGGCCGCGTGGCAAGCCTCTTGGGGATCGGTGGGCAGGCTGTCCAGGTAAGCCGCCTGGCGGTTGCGAAGGGACTTCACTTCGTCTTTGTGTTTCCGCCACATATGTTCGGCGCAAAGGGCATGGCCCTTCACATCCTTGTTTTCCCAGAGGCTCACGGGGCGAGCTTCTTCGTTCGCGCTGGCGCGTTCTTTGGTCATTGTCACGGTCTCCAGATTACGGTATCAACAGTTTATGTTGATATGAGATGGGCGCACGGTGCGTCAACAGAAAATGTTGAAATGACCCCAGCACAATGTCGGGCGGCGCGCGCCCTGATCGGAATGACACAACCGGAATTGGCGACGGCGGCAGGGTTCGGCCTGTCCACTATCGTAGATTTCGAGAAAGAACGGCGAGTGGTTTCGACCACAGCCCAAATCAGGATGAGGGAAGCCCTTGAAGAAGCCGGGGTCGAGTTCATCGCAGAAAATGGCGGGGGCGCAGGTGTCCGCCTAACCAAAAGGTGACAAATGGATAAAGAAACCATCGAAGAGCTGAAGGCAGCCATCAAGACATTGACTCACAGCACGAATGTACAATGTGAACTGATGGAAACGCTGAGCGCTCGGCACAGCGATCTCATTTCGGAAATGAAAATATTACGCAACGTCATTGAGGAAAGCTCCTCAAAGAAATAATTCAAAGATGCGCGCCGCGCCCGCCGGAGAGCGGGCCGCGCGCTGTCGGGGTTGTTACGGCACTAACCGACTGATCCGGATCGCTTCGGGCGATGAAGGGCTGGACAAGAGCCGAACCCAGGCGCGACCAGCCTATCTCATTTCTCCCAATCGACCATGCGCATCGCGCCGGACACGTCGCCCGGCGGAATGCCTGCGTCTTTCGCTTCCGCCATCGTTTTGATGATCGCCGATAGCGCCCTGGCACGTCCGCCCGCGTCGAAGGCTTGCAAGGGCCGGATCGTGTCGATTTCGACGGTCGCGCCCAGCTTGGCAGTCGCTTCCTCTGCCAGAAGCGCGGCGATAGGCTGCAAGGTCCAGATTGCAAGCTGGCGCTGGGCTTCCCTGACTGCCGGTCCCGTGGAGGCGCGGTTCGCCAGCGACGGCAGAACACCGTAGGCCATCAGGATGCCCTCGCGCGCCGCCGCCAGCGTTTCGGCCGTCATGCTTCGGGACAGGTCCGGGGAAAGCTGGTCCGGCTTTTTGTCCGCCTGGGGATTCATGCCTGCCGCCGTCGCCTGGGCCACGCCCTCGATCACCAGCGTGGATCCGCGCCGCCCTCGAAACGCGTTGCGCATGGTCGCCATGTCCTCCGCCCCGGTATCCGGCAGCGGCACAATTTGCGAACCAAGCGGGGCATTCTCGAATGTCTCGCTTAGCGCCGATTCAACTGCATGAAGCATTGCCCCGGTCAGGCTGGACCGCCGCAGAGGCGCGGTACCAATCCAAGGGGTCAGGTTGTCAGCGCCGATCCGCAAGTGCAGCACCTCGGCAGCAAGGGCCGTCACCGTCCGCCCGCCGCCCGCCTCAGGGATGGACAGGCGATAGGCGCGGGGTTTGCCGTCGCGTGTGGTCACATCCCAATCGGTCGCAGGCACCAGCCCGAGGTCGGTGACCAGGTAAACCGCTTCGCCGGTCAGCGCCACGCCGCGGGCGATCATCGCCATGGCCTGCCGGGTCAACAGGTCGGTGCCCGCCACGTCCGCCATGGCAAAGCCGCCTTCCCAGAGGCTGACGCAGCTCTGCACCGTCGCGGTCAGTTCGGCCACGCCGCGCCGCCCGCTGATGTAGCTGTCTCGCGCCGCCATGACTTGGGCGGTATAGCCGGAACCGCTCGATCGTTCCTCGATCGGGCGCAGCTTGTTTCGGAGCCAATCCAGCATTCTCACCTCCACCGAATTGCGGCGGGGCGATGCGTGAGCCGGTGCGCAACCTCGCCAATGGGTTGCCAGTTCCGAGCCTCGATCTGGGCTTGGCTGTAGGCCGGTTTCGTGACGGCGCTGATCTCGATCAGGTCAGCCGCCTTGATGGTCCTCAGGATCGCGTTGCCGCGTTCCTCGACCGTCTCACCACCGGGCCGAACCCGGAAGCCTGGCGATAGGCCGCGCACCAGCCCGGCAGCATGGGCAGACAGGAAGTCGCGCACATAGCTGACCTGGCCCATGTCTGCGCTGATCCTCGCGTTGATGGTCAGCGCCTCGTCGGTTTCCGACAGGTCCAAGGTACCAGCGGAACGTGATGCCAGAGGTTTGTTGAAGTCATGGCCGGCCAGAAAGTGAATGTCGTCGCCGCGTTCCAGACGGTCCGCAAAGGCGCGGGACGCGATCACTTCACGACGCTCACGCCCCAGCGCGATGCCCTCGGCCATCACGGTTTCCCGGCCATATGGGAAGATTGCCCGAAGGCGGGTTTCCCCGCCCTCGGTGCGCAGCTCAAGGCTGCCTGTGTGAGCGCCCCAGAGCATTACACGCCCGCTTCCAGTTCAAGGCCGGTCAGCAGTTCGAGCTGGGCCGGGCGCGCCACGGTCAGGTCCATCGTGGCAAGAGCCGTGATCCGCAGACCGCCGGATTGCGCATCGCTATAGGGATCGCGGATCATATCCACCGCGCCCCATGCACCGATGAAGATCGGGGCAACGCCGCCCGCCGATGTGGTCAGCAGCGCCGAACATGCCGAAGGCGTACCGGTCGGGGCGGCAAGAGCGTTGTTGGTCATGGCGATGTTGCCCGCCGGGATGTTCTTTACCAGGCGATCCCATTCCGTCACGCCCGTCCCGGTGTCGATGTAAACGCCATCCATGTAGTCCCACAGCTCGGGCCGGATCAGCGCCCGCACCGCGTCGGGCGATCCGGCGGCATTTGCCGTCATGAAGCGGGTCACGCCCGCCCGGAATGCTGCCCAGGTGGCAAGATCATTGATTGCCGTCGATGTGATGCCATAGGTGGCCGCGCCCGCGATTACGCCCAGCGGCTGGCCGTTCGCTCCGGTACCCAGGAATGCCGCCTGATCCATCGCCGCACCCATGGCGCCGCTCATGTCGCGCCGCACCGCCTGTTCCAAGGCTGCCCCGGATTGCTTCAGCGTCTTGCGGGTGATCCGCATCTGAATGCCCAGGTTGTGATCCGGCGACATGGCCCGGTCAGTTGTAGCGTAGACGGTCGGACCCGCCACATTGGCCGTCTCGCCATCGGCCCAGCCTGCGGTGACGCTCGATGTGGTCACCGGCCATTCCACCGCGCCTGCGTCGATGCTGATCATCTGGGCCCCCATGCGCGCGGCCATGCTGCCCGGAAACAGCCGGTCGATGATCGGACGGGTCTGGATCGGGTTCGGCGTTCCGCTGGCGACGGTCTCACCGGCGCGGGTTTCCAGCGCCTGCCAAGGCACGGGGATGCCACGGAAGCCGCCTTGCTCGCGAAGCTCGGTCACGATCTCGGCGGTCTGGCCTTGCAGTTGCCGCCCTTCGTCCAGGGCAAGCGCGACCTGGCGCATCTCGAAACCGGCCATCAACTCGGCCCATTCCTGGGCGGAGCGGGTTTCCAGTTCCTCGCCCGCGTCCCGGCGCTCGGTATCCTCGGCAATCAGCGCCGCGCGATACCGAGTTTCGTTCTGGCGGTATTCCAGGTCCAGATTTTCCATCGACCGCACTTCGTCTTCGGTCGGGGTTTCCTTGCCAGCCAGTTCGGCCAGTTGCTGGCGGATTTCACTTTGCCGCCGGGCGATCTTCACGGAGTCCAACATGCTCATTCCTCGCGTTTGTTGGTTTGGGTTTTGTCGGGGCGTTCCATCGCCTCGACCGCTTGCCGCCAGTCCTGGCGGTCTTTTCGGGGCGGGCGATGCCCGCACTCGATTCGGGTTTTGCGGGTGTGGCAGCCTGGGCAAAGCGCTTGCAGATTGCCGGGGTCATAGGACAGTTCGGGATGCGTCCTGACCGGTTTGATGTGGTCGACCTCGAGCCGCCCGCCGCAACCGCAGGACCGGCAGCGATAGCGGTCCCGCTCGAGGATTTCCGCGCGCAATACCTTCCAGCGCTTGGTGCGTGTCACCTTGGCCGAATAGCGGTGATGTTCTTTGCGGATGCTCATGGCGACTCCGATGTGATCGCGGTGATCTCAAGAAAGGCGCGCCCAGGCGGAACCTCTTTGATCCCGTCGATCACGAATGTGATTCCTTCGTGAACCAGCTTGTCGGATCGAGCGATGCCCCGTCCGAAGGCGGATGCCCGGATCACGAAGCGGGTAACCTGCACGTTGTCCCACGCGCCGCCGCTGATGCGTTCGGCATCGGAAACATCCCGGCGACGCGCAAATATCGGGGATCCGTGATCTTCCCAGTCGCCGGTCGGGCTGCCGTAGGGGTCCGTCCCAGTTCTGACGAACCGCCGAATTTGAATGCGCCGGTTAAGGCTGCCTGCGTTCAGAACCATGCCATCCTCGCTTTCGATTTGGGTTGAGCTGCGATCCGCGCGCCCTGGGCAACCGCCAGCACTGACGCCGCCGCCGCGTCGATCCGCCCGGTCGCCCGGGCCTTCGCCAGCTTCAGGTTGTTCGAGGGGTCGCGCAGACAGACCGCATCTGCAAAGGCAGAGCGCAGCAGCAGCGACGGGCTCGCCCTCACCTGGCCGTCAAAGGCGGCGCGCCGGAACCTCTCGCAATCCTCGCCGCCATCGCGGAAGCCCTGCCCGCGCCACACAAGCGGGACGCGGATGCCCGCCCGCGTGATCGCCTCGCCCAGCTCAGCCTGTTTGTAGCGGTCCATCGTGATCGCGCTGATCGGCTGGCCCTCGACATGGCGCACCACCTCGACCAGCCACGGTGCAACAGGCACCGTCTTGTCGCCCAGCACCGACAATTCGCCCCGGTCCTGCATCTCGACATAGCGTCCGGCCACGCCGTCCATCTGCCCGCGATCCAGCAAGGAAGGCTGCGAAGGAAAGGTGCCCCGGCATTCCAGCCGCCCGGTTTCGGGCCAGTAGAACGCCGCCGCCGTCATGGACGCAGAACCGCCCAGGTCGATGCCGATCACGACGCCGCCCTGGCGGGGCGGTAGAGCCTCGGTCTCGCAGGCCAGCCATTCGTCCAAGGTAATCAGCAGGTCGCGGGACTCGCCAGACACGCGCTCATTGCGGTTGTAGAGCCGAAAGCTTGTCAGGCTGGAACCGCCCCGCGCAATCGCGCGCTTGGCCTGGGCTTCCAGCCAGTCCAGCGAACCGCCGATGCCGTGCGGCGCGCCGGGGTTGGCGATCAAAAGGCTTTCGGGATCGTCAGCCGGAAGGCCGGGTGCCGGCCGATGTTCCTGCACGAAGGTGCCCGGCAGCGGATCGTCAATCCAGCGTGAGAACGGGTGTGCATCGTCGCTGGCCGAAGTGCTGATCAGGAAGGCGCGCCCGTCACGCTTACCCAAGCCGGACAACAGCGCGTGTTCCAGCTCGTCGCCGCGATCCAGCGCCCAATGCCCGCGTTCGTCCAGGATCGCCATTGTCGGCGCGCCGCCCAGGGCGGATTTCCCGTCCGCCGCGATCACGCGCAGAACATGCCCGCCGCCGTCGCCGGTGAATTCGATCTCCAGCCGGGGCGCGCGCCGGTAGATCAACTGGCGCTGAATTTCGAGTGGCAGGGTCGCAGCGAACCCGGCCACAAAGTCCCAGATGATCCGGCCCTGATCGCGGGTCCGTGCGGCAGCGATGATCTCGCGCCGGGGCTGGCGATCCCAGATGCCGATCAGACCGCCCAGGCCAAGCCCTGCAGTGATCGCGGACTTGCCGTTGCCGCGCCCGATGCTGAGAATCGCGTTCGCGGTGTCGGATGCCAAAGCGCCCTCGATGAACCGGCGCTGAAACGGGGCAAGCTTCACCGGCTGGCCCGCATTCGGACCTTCGGGGATTGCCAGCCCTTGCATGAAACGCATAGCTCGTTCCGCCGGGGCCGCGTTTTCCAGTTCTCCGCCGGGCGCGAAAATTGCGAACTCACACATACGGTTTGCCGAGTTCGAGAAAGTTGCGGCATTGGGACCATTTCCAAAGAGGTCCGCCTGTTCATGCGACGAAGGCGCGGGCTTGGGCGCTGGCGGCAGTTTCGTGCCGTCAGCCTTGCGCCATTGCCTGTCCCTTTTTTTCGTCGCCTCAGTCATCGCGTGTCCTCGCGCGTATCTCTCTGTTCAACCGTTGCTCTCACCGTCTGCTCAATGGTGAGGTTCGGAGCGAAGGGCATAGGACGACTGCCCACAGCGCGCGGCTGCGGCAGTCCCTATGCCCGCCGCGTGTCGGTCCTGCTCAACGGAGCCGGTCCATCGCTTTGGGCCCGTCCGGTCATGCGCTCCTGCCGGTCGGTCGGTTGCTGCTTGCGGCGCACGAACGCTGCGCCGGGGATCGGGCCTCAACCTCTCGGACTGCCCTTTGCCTGTGATCCCGCCCGTGGTAGGCTGTTCCTCAGTGGCGCCACCGTTGCTACCCCGGCCACCACTTCGGCCCTGCGTCTGGGTGTGGCGCGCAGGGTCGCCGATCTCTCATCCCTCGATCACCTCGATGTTCTGCGCAGGCGCGGTGCCCAGCTCAGCCACCAGCCGCCGCATGATCTGTTCCTGTCTCGGAGAGGGGCGCCATGACGCCCGCTTGCCGTGCCTGGCGATGGATCGAACGAAGCCTTTCAGCCATTCGTCGGTCCCGGCCATGGTGGCGCGCAGCACGAGCGGCCAGCGATGCGTCAGGATTTCGTCAAGCTCGCGCTCGGTCATACCTGCACCCCGCGATACCGTGCCCCGATACGTGCCATGTGCGGCGACGTGGTGAGGCTCTTGGCGTCCATCGGGGACCGCCCGTCATAGTGCAGCGCCGCTTGATCCATGAGCGCTTGAGCGAGGTCATACGGAATGTCGGTTGCCGTAGCTCCAAACCCGGCTTGGTATTCAATCGTGACCTGGCGCGGGGTCAGGTCGTGATAGGCGTCTTGCCAGCGCAGGTAGGGGCGGACCCCAGACACCACGTCGAAGGCTGTGAACGCCGTCCCGTCGATGGTCACGGTCGGCGTCTCATCATCCGCCATAGGCCCGATGGGAAGCGACAAACCGCAGTCCTGGCCGGGGTCGAAGATCGTCACAAGCACGGTCTGGGTCAGCAGGGCAATCTGGGCGAAATGCTCGATCTCCGCCGCCGCTGTCTGACCGATGTTCGCGATTGCAGCGTCCTCGGCGTCCTCAGACGCCCGAAGGTGCAATTTCAAGTCGTCCAGGTCGAAGGGCTGCGCCACGCTGCCCGGTGTCCGATGCACAAGCATCTTCATGCTGCAATCTCCACTTCACCGATGTGTCGAAGGAATGCCGTCTGATCGGCATGGCTCATCGCCTCGAAGGCGGCAGTGGCGTAGCACTTCAGCTCGGCGCGGGACGCGAAGCTCGCCCAGGTCCGCGCCTCATCCATGCTGCCCAGAAAAGGCGGGATAGGCTCACCGGCTACGCCTATCGCGGCGCTGGCCGTCGCCTCGGCGTCGCTCGGGGTTAGGGATCGCAAGGCCGCGAAAGCCAGCGACACGCGCTCTTGGCGGGTCAACCTCGCGGCGGCAACGTCGCTGAAATTCGACCAGGCGTCGGAGCCTCCCAGCGTGAGGCAATAGCCGATCAGCCGCGACATGCGCTTGTGCGCAGGTTTCATGAACCGGCCTAGGCTAGACAT